AGGCAGTGGCCTAGGCCTAAAGTGATGGGCTGGTATTTATGAGGGTCAATTAGCGTTATACACATTAATTCTGTTGTATTTTAACTAGGAGCTTAAAAATGACCACCAAAAAGAGAGACTATAAAAAAGAATACAAAGATTACCACGGTACAGCCGAGCAAATTGCTAGGCGGTCCTCTAGAAACAAGGCCCGTAGAAAGCTAAAAGCCCCAAAAGGCTTAGAAGTTGAGCATAAAGATGGAAACGCAAGAAATAATTCTCGTTCTAATCTTTCACTAGTATCAAAGACATTCCAAAGGATTCAAGGAGGTAAAAAATCTAATGGCCGGTAAAAGTAAAGGTTCTGCTAAGTACACTAAGCGTTATGGGGCAAACGGTAAAAGGCCCGGATCTAGGCCTAGCCCAGCGCCTCGCACTACATCACCGACTAAATCTGTAACTAATACTAAAGGTGTTAAAGCAGCCGCATTAGTAACTAAGGGAAAAGCTCCTGTTAAGCTTCCTACCACTACAGGAAGTCGGGCGGTAGCCCCTACAAAACGCCCTAATGCCCTTGTAAAATACAAGCCAACGGCTGTTACTACAACCAAAAGTGGCCCAGTAAGTAGTGGTGCTAAGTCAACAGCAGTTAAGGCGCATGAGCGAGCCTCTGCCGGAAAGCCGGGTATGCGTGCTATTCCTTCTGGTTTGGGCCTTCCGTCCCCTGATAAGCCTACACCACTAAAGTCTAAGGCAAAGAGCTTCTTTTCCCCTAAACTACTTCTACCAAAGGCCCTTGGCGCTATTGGTGCTATTCTTACACCTACCGCAGCAGGTCGTGGTTCAGATATTTATAACAAAAATAACCCACTAAAAAGTTTGCCAGCAAAACCAAAGGAAACTAAAAAGACAGCCTCTACAACTTCACCTGCTCCAACTTCAAGGCCGGCAGTTAAAAAGGCAACAGCAGCGTCTAAGCCCACGTATACTACTCGTGGTGGTGAAAAAGATCTTGACTCTCTTACCATGAATACTCTTGTTAAGGCTGGCTATAGACCGAATCAATTGAACAAGATGTCCAACACTGAAATTCGTAAGTTGTATAATGAGCTGAAGTCAAAGAAATGACAAGAGTAGCCACTATTACTGACATCGAGAGCCCTCCAGCGACACTCCAAGAGCAGGACAAAAGGTTCCTTGAGTTGTTAATGGAAGAGGCTGCCGGGGACCCAAAGCTAGCGAAGAAACTAGCTGGCTACCCACAAAATATGCCTGTTCTTGATATTGTTAATCGTTTAAAGCACCAAATGGTTGAAGTAGCCACAAGCTACATGGCCCTTAAAGTACCTACTGCGATCAAAACACTAAGTAACATTATAGATGGTAAGGATGAGGGCCTTGGAGTTAGTAACAGGATTAAAGCCTCAACAGAGATTTTAGATCGTGTTGGTATCGTCAAGACTGTTAAATCCCAAGTAAGCCATGAGTATAAAGGTGGGGTAGCCTTACTCCCAGCAAAAGAGTAGTAACTAATGGCAAGAAAAGACGATAAGCCTATTGCTAAAACAACTAAAGGAAAAGGCCGACATTATTTAAAGCCCTCAGAAGGCGCTGGAATGACGGCTGCTGGCCGAAAGGCTTATAATGCTAAAAACGGGTCTAACCTAAAAGCCCCTGTAACTGGAAAAGTGACACCTGGATCAAAAGATGCAAAACGAAGAAAATCTTTCTGTGCTAGAAGCCAATCATGGACAGGTGAGCGAGGAAAAGCTGCAAGACGTAGATGGGGCTGTTAAAGAAGAGCCACGTAGATTCTTCGAGCAGCTACCGTCCCACTATGAACTATGCAAAATTTACGCAGATTCTCCACAACTTATTTTGCAAGAGTGCCTAAATACACAAACTTTTCCACGGCCTAGTTGGTCAGAAAAAGAAATTGAGGCCTACCTTGAAAACCCTTGGCTCCCTATTCCCTGGCTTCCTGGTACAGTCCGTAAAATTCCTTTTGGCTACGTTAGGGATGAAGAACAGGCTAAAGGCTTAGGCCTAGACCCAGACAGTATCTTGTTTCCAGTACCTGATGAGCTTTTTGCGCTTCAAGAAGCTAAAAAACTGGTAAAAGAGTACTCTTATCAAAGTGTCACAGACTGGTTAATAAAGAAGACAGGACGGCATCTTACCCAACAGACCCTTCGGAATCGGATTAAAAGTGAAAAAGAACGACAAGCAAGAGCCACCTTCTACCGACGACTCGCAGTCCGAATCTCTAAAGCTCTTATTGCGGCCCAAAAGATTGAAGAACAATACGCGGGGGCCAAAGTCCCGTGGGCAAGACAGTGGGACATCTTCGGAGAGAACAGATTCCAGTTTGGGAGCCCAGAGTGGGCAACCAGCATGTACGAGCTCTTCAAAGCAGCCGACCCAAGGCCCTTCATCAAAACAGTCAAAGAGCGAACATCCAAAAAGTACGGCGTCGAACCAGATACTAACCCCACAAAAATTCCCCTACTTGACTATGAGTTCGGGGGTGGACGAATACGCGGCGACTTTTCACCAGAATATGTCGAGTTCACAGAGCCAAAACCCAAAAAGCGAAAAGCCCGTGTTCGAGCCGAACGAGGGGCCACAGACTGACTTTCTATCTGCTTCCGAACAAGAGTGTCTCTATGGCGGCGCGGCAGGCGGAGGTAAGACAATGGCTATGATTGCCGACCCAATACGTTACTTTCACCACCCTGAATTTAGTGGACTCCTTCTACGCCGCACTACAGATGAGCTTCGTGAAATTCGCCAAAAAAGCCGAGATCTATACTCAAAGGTCTTTGGAAAAGAATTTGTATGGCAAGCAAGGTTAGATAGCTATGTCCATGTTAACGGTGGACGGTTCTGGATCACCTACCTAGACAAAGACGATGACGTTCTTCGTTACCAAGGCCAGGCATTCAACTGGATTGGGTTTGATGAGTTAACTCAATGGCCTACCCCCTACGCTTGGGACTACCTACGATCACGTTTGCGTTCTACTAGTGACCTACCTCTGTTCCAGAGAGCATCGACCAACCCCGGTGGTCCTGGAGCCTGGTGGGTCAAAAGAATGTTTATCGACCCGGCCCCATACAATGAGTCGTTTTGGGCGACTGACATTGAAACAGGGGAAACCCTTGTAGAGCCTGATTCTAATCCTGACGGTTCTGCTAATGAGTTTGCTGGTGAGCCCCTATTCAAACGTCGCTTTATTCCAGCAAAACTAGCCGATAACCCATTCCTTACCAAAGACCGTAGCTATGCCCGTAACCTTATGTCTCTACCAGAGGTCAAAAGAAAGCAGCTACTAGACGGTTCTTGGGAAGCTGCTGAAGGGCTGGCTTTTCAAGAGTGGAACAGAAATCTACACGTTATTGACCCGTTCCCTATTCCTTCTAGTTGGCGTAGGTTCAGGGCCTGTGACTACGGCTATAGCTCTTATTCTGGTGTTGTATGGTTTGCAGTGCGGCCAGATGGACAGTTGATCGTTTACCGAGACCTAGAGGTTCACAGACAATACCCAGACGAACTAGCAGACCTTGTCTACACCATTGAACGCAGCACAGGTGAAAAGGTTGACTATGGGGTTGTAGACGGCTCGATTTTTGACGAGCGTGGTAACAGGGGCCCAAGCCGTGGCGAGCAGCTGAATAAGCACCGCCATTTTAATCGTAGAGCTGATCGTGGCGCTGGGTCTCGTGTTAGTGGTAAAGATATGATACACAAATTACTTGACATCAACCCAGACACAGAGGAGCCTAGCCTTGTATTTTTTTCGACAGCAACAAACTGTGTCTCTCAGATTCCGATGTTGCCACTAGATAAGAATAACCCTGACGATGTAGATACTAGGTCAAGGGACCATATTTATGACGCAGTAAGGTACGGTGTTATGTCACGCCCTAGGCCTTATACGCTACACGAAGACTTTAAACGTCAAGCAGGTTACAGCCAATCATGGGCTCCTTGTGACCCTACATTTGGATATTGAGTATGCCAAAAATTTTAGAAAGACTAGTGCTTCAGCTAAAAGCAAAAGGTAAAAGTGAGAAAGTAGCTTACGCTATAGCTGTTTCTGCCCTTCAAAAGTCAGGTAACCTTAAAAAAGGGTCTTTAAAAGCTACCACTAAGGGAACAAAAAGGGGTAGTATGACGGCAGGAGAAAGGGCAAAAAACCGCCAGGCAAAGTACGACAAAGCTAAGCCCTCAGATTACGTTTACAACAAAAAGACAAACAGAGCTACTAAAAAAGGTACAAAATAACTATGGAAGACGAAACAAATCTAAGTCTTTTTGACGACAATCTAGACTTTGAAACATTCGAGTCAGATGCAGTTTCGTCTGTAAGAGACATTACCAGCGAGTCTTCTGATGATGCACTGGAAAAGAAAAGTGTTCTAGCTAGCTTTGTTGAAGACAAATTTAACAAAGCTGAGGTAAAGCGCCGTGTTGATGAACAGCGTTGGTTAGAGGCCGACTATAATTACCGAGGACTTTATAGCCCAACTGTAAGGTTCCGGGACGACGAGAAGAGCCGTGTCTTTATCAAGGTTACAAAGACAAAAGTTCTAGCGGCTTTTGGGCAGATCGCTGATGTCCTTTTTGGGTCCAACAAGTTTCCCCTTTCTGTCGAGCCTACAATTCTTCCAGATGGTATTACCGAAACAGCCCACATTAACCTAGACCCAGCTATTAACTCCCTACCAGAGGTCAACAAAGCCCTAGAAAGAAAAAACCATCAAGGTTTTCGTTATAAAGGAACAAAAGAAGAGGTCTCGTCTGAGCTAGTTAACAACCCAAACTTTGGTTGGCTAAAAGAGTTTATTGAGCCTATCGAGGACCGTATTGTTGAAGGCCCCGGCACCACTGAAAAGACTATTACGTTCCATCCTGCTATGGTAGCAGCAAAAAAGATGGAAAAGAAAATTCATGACCAGCTAGATGAAACACACGCCAATAAGCATCTTCGTTCAGCGGCCTTTGAAATGGCCTTGTACGGCCACGGTGTTTTAAAGGGGCCTTTCCTAGAGGATAAGGAGTACCCGCGTTGGGACGTTCAAGAACCTGAAACTGAAAGTGAGGAAGACCCTACATTAACAAAAGATGTCTCAACGTATAACCCACTCATCAAGACTGTCCCAAAGATCGAGTATGTCTCCGTCTGGAACTATTACCCAGACCCTGACGCGGACAACCAAGACCAGTGCGAGTTTGTTATTGAACGATGCAAGATGTCGGCCCATGAGCTACGCAAGCTCAAAAACAGGCCCTTTTTCCGTAAGAACGTAATTGAGCAGCTAATCAATGATGGCCCTAACTACACACAGTTGTGGTGGGAGACTACACTTGAAAGTGAAGAAAATTACCAAACTCCTGATCGTTGGGAGGTCCTTGTTTATTGGGGGTATGTCGATAAAGAGATTTTGAAAAGCTGGGACATTGCTCTGCCCAAAGAGTTAAAAGATGCAGAAGAACTGAACTGCAATATTTGGGTCTCAGGTGGAAAAATTCTTCGTGTTGTAGTCAACCCATTCAAACCGTCCCGTATTCCTTACTTCTCTTGCCCTTACGAGCACAACCCTTACAGCTTCTTTGGTATTGGCGTTGCCGAGAACATGAGTGATACTCAGGCTCTTATGAATGGGTTTATGCGCCTATCTGTCGATAACGCTGTTCTTAGTGGTAACCTTGTGTTTGAGGTTGACAAGACCAACCTTGAGCCAGGGGCTGACCTTAATATCTACCCAGGTAAAGTATTTGTGAGGGAGGGTGGTGCTCCTGGGCAGAGTATCTTTGCGACTAGCTTTCCTAACGTCTCTCGTGAAAACATGGAAATGTTTGACGTAGCACGTAGGCTATCAGATGAAAGCACTGGTCTTCCTAGCTACTCACATGGTCAGACAGGTAATCAGGAGCTTGGTCGGACAGCTAGCGGCTTATCTATGCTTATGGGGGCTGCTAACGGGGCGGTCAAGGCCGTTATCAAGAATGTTGACGACTTTATCCTCGCCCCACTAGGAAAGTCATTGTTTTCATTCAACATGCAGTTTGACCCGGACCCATCTATTAAAGGTGACTTAGAAGTTAAGGCCCGTGGTACTGAAAGCCTAATGGCTAATGAGGTTCGCAGTCAGCGTCTAATGCAATTTATGGGTATCACGGTTAGCAACCCAATGACTGCGCCGTTCGCCAAGATTGACTACATCATTCGTGAGATTGCAAAATCACTTGACCTTGATCCTGATAAGGTAACTAACAGCATGGTTGACGCTGCTGTGCAGGCCGAGATACTGAAGAAGTTCGGTCCGCCGCAGCAAGATCCAGCATTCCTTCAGCAGCAGGCTCAGGCTGACCAGCAGGGCAAGCAGCAGCTTATGCAGGCCAAGGCGACAGGGCAAGGGTCCCCCCGTCAGGACGGCTCTCTGCCGGTTCAGCAGGCGCCAGGAACACCAACCCCAACTAGGCAAGTTGCTGGAACACAGGCAAGCGACCCTACAGGGGCCGGTGGTGGTAATATCGGAACAGGTTCTATTCCAAGTCCAGGCTCTCCTGGCTTTAGCGGTAACAGGTAAATATGGCACAGGATGAAACTCTTCAAGCCTTTATTGGGCCCGATACTAGGTCTATAGATAGACCAAAGGAACATGTGTACAGGCCCCTAAAACCAAACGAGCGTAGGGACAATGGGGACGGCACCTACTCAACGGAAGTTACTAGGACTGAAGACTTAGGTGATAACAAATTTTCTGTTTTTCCGTCTTTATGGGCTGACGAGACTGGAAATCTAGTTGAGCTAGAAGTTGAGGACGCAGTTAATGCTGCACGAAATTACGAGGGAAGAACAGGGGCCCGTTTTCCCCGCTTTAACTCTATCGAAGAAGCTAACCAGTTTGCCGCGCAACGGTCTGCTAAAGGTGGGAGGTCACAAGGCCTTCTAGAAGGTTTTGCCGAAGGAGGGCAAGTAAGTATGAATCCTGTTGACCAAGAGATGAGTATGGGGGCGATGCCTCAGCCAAGCCCTAATGAGGTCCACCCAGGTCAGGCCCCAGCACAAGCACTTAACGCACAAACACCAGTAGACCCTGTTAGTGGCAATCCTGTCCCTGTTGGTGCTAAACCTGCTAACGTAAGGGATAATATCCCAGCTAAGCTTAGCGAAGGTGAGTTTGTTATTCCTGCTGATGTAGCTGGTTTTTATGGCATTGACAAGCTCCAGAAAATGATTGCTAAGGCTAGGCGAGCTTTAGCGAGTAACAACACCCAGCAGCAGTCTGGTCCTGAGGATGAGCAGCTTCCTTTTCCGGCTGAAGAACTTATGATGGCGGAAGGTGGACAGGTAAACTTGGACCAGCCAGTAGACTACCGGGCTTTTGCTGTGCAGCCAAACCCTAATGATAATATAGGCCACGCACCGCTTACTCCTGGTGTTGAGTCAAACCAAGTAGAAGTAAAGGTGTTCAGGGACCATACTGGCTTCATTCGTTACGTCCCTTTTGTAAATGGCAACCCGATTGGTGAAGTTCCAGCAGGTAGCACCGAAGTAGGTTCTAGTACTGGTGGGGCTAAAACTGCTAACCCATCCCAAACAGACGGTGGCCCACAAAGGGATAACTACGAGCCTAAACAAGAAGAGAGCTTCTACGACGCTAAAAAACGTAATGATGAAGAGCTCCAAAAAGACTATCGTGGCCAACTCAACCTTGTTGATACCCTCTACAGTCCACAAGGGCAGATTGCGTCTGCGGCGGCTGGACTACTTGCAGGCCCTCTAGCCCCAATGGTGACTATGGCTAAAATGGCCCAAAGGCCTTCTCTTAAAGCCATTGAAAATGAAATGGTTGCTCGGGGCCTTGGTATTCCAGATGCTAAACCTGGGGACTGGACTAAAGACAGTGCGAGAGGGTTCGACAAGTCTTACTACGGCGTTGGGGAGGACGCGCTAAACGCTCCTGGTAACAGGTTTAGTGGGCAGTCCACTGTGGTTTCTGGTGGAAATGCATCAACTAAGCGGGGTGACTGGGACATTAATACCGCCAGAACGCCAACCGAACAAGAACTAAACTCGAAAAAGTCAAATTCTGCTAGCGGGGACTTTGCTGGACGAGACTTTGACAGTAACTTTGGAAGTGATAAAGACTACGGAAGTGTTTCAGGCACTGACACTAGCGACGGCATTTATTAACAAAAGGAAGAAGTTAACTATGACTAACGAAATCGTTACACATGTAGAAGCCCCAAAAGTAATGGGTTCTACGATGGCTACGACACCTCGTCACCAGGCGCGGCTTGATAAGCTTGCTCGTGAAGAAAAAGAACTCGAAGAACTCATTAAAGCCCAAAACTCTCGAAGCAATGGAGTTAGTGAAAATGCACCCGAGGCTGACCAGACTCAAGAAAGCAATGACGAAGATGGATACCAGTCTTCAGAGCTTGAAGTTGGTAACACCGAAGGTAACGAATCACAACAGGCTGATAACACAGAGGAACAGACTGAACAAGTCAGCGAATCCACTGAGGGCAAGACTAAAGAGGTTGATTGGGAAAAGCGTTACAAGGACTTACAGCGAGCCTTTACAAAGTCACAGCAAGACCTGAAGAAGGTAAAGGAGACTGTAGAGAAAGCTAGTGATAAGACTGCTAAGCGCGTCTCGGAAGAAGACGTAAAGGCTTGGATCAACAAGTACCCTAATATTGCGTCTATTGTTGAGCAGATAGCAGAGCAGAAAGCACGTAGTGTTAACCCGGAACTTTCCAAACTGGTAGAGATGCGTGAGAACCTTCTACTGGAAAAAATGGAGGCAAAGGTAGCATCGGTGCATCCTGACTTTGAAGAAGTGAGGGCAAGCGAAAAGTTTACAAAGTGGTTAGAGAAGAAGCCTCAGTGGGTCAAGGACACTCTCTACGATAACCTGGAAGACGCCGACAGCGTGATTGAAGTTATTTCAATGTTTAAAGCTTCTAACCCAACTACAAAAGAGCCGTCTAATAGGGACGCTGCTCGTAGGGTATCCAAGTCTACTGCTTCTTCTTCCACGTCCCCAACTGTAAGGTCTAATGACTACCTATTTAGTGAGTCACAGATTGAGCGTATGAGCATCAAAGAGTATGAGAAGCGTGAAGATGAGATTATGAAAGCCCGCGCTACTGGCCGTATTCGTATGGACATTTCTGGCGGTGCTCGATAACTTTTTTCAAGAAAAGTAAATATTTTTCTTGACAAATAAAAATACTGTGTATAACGTAGTATAGGGTAGAATTATATTCTAACTCAATCAAACACTAAGTATCAATTACTAGTCTGTTATAATACCTATGGTTTACGAGCCAGCTTAGCTGCACCTCACTTTAATCATAGCTTACGACGTGCTAATAAGTTGCTTTACTAGCTGTGTTTGGCTGTTATTGAATAATTCTCGCTAAGTTTAAACGCCAAAATGGAGAAAAGATATGGCATTTCAAGCTGCTGCGGGCTATAACAACCTTCCTCTAGGTAACTTTAGCTCGACAATTTATTCCAAGAAGGCACAGCTTGCCTTCCGTAAGAAGTCCGTCGTTTAAGACGTGACTTCAAGTGAGTACTTCGGAGAGATTTCTGGTCAAGGCGACAGTGTAAAGATTCTACTGGAGCCGACCATCAGTGTTACTCCCTATACTCGTGGGGCTAACATTGTGTCTCAGGACATTATTGACAATGAGTTTACCCTTGTTGTGGATAAGGCTAATGCTTTTAAGTTTGAGACTGATGATCTTGAGAGCAAGCACTCCCATGTAAACTGGGAACAGATGGCCACCAGTCAGGCTGCTTACCGTCTAGCTGATAACTACGACCAGGAAGTTCTTGGTTATATGTGTGGTTACAAGCAGGCTGAAAATCACCAGCCTGCCTCGGTAGCCCGTGTGCTCGCGGACATTCCTGGCACCAAGGCTGTTGCATCCGCTGACGACGACGAGCTTCTGGCGTCTATGAAGATTTCTCGGCCTAGCTTTGGTAACCTTACTACGGCTGGTTCTGCTGGCGACAGTAT